TGGCACCGCGCGCGACGACAAACGCCCTCTTCTCACCGACCTGCGTAACTCCGGCGAAATCGAGGAGAAAGCCAACATGGTGCTCTTGCTCCATCGCTCGCAACCGCGACGCGATGATGACCACCTACCTACCGAAGAAATGGAAGCCTACGTTGAAAAAAACAACGCGGGCGGCGGCGGCGCGGTGAGATTGCTCCACATCAGGGGCCGGTTCACGATCACTGAGCCGACACAAGACGAGGAGTGGTTCGCATGATGGCTCAGGTGATTTGCGGGAGACAAGACATGAACGAGCAATGGAAGGCTACCGAACGTGCTATTGCACGTAGGCTTGGCGGAAGGCGCTCCTCGCACCGTAATCTCGGCCTCGGCGCACCAGATGTGCTTGCAGGGTCGTGGGCCGTGGAGGTCAAGCATCGTCGAACATTGCCGGCATGGCTACTCGAAGGGATGGCGCAGGCCCAGCGCTATGCTGGTGCGGAGCAACTGGCCCTCTTGGTGCTGCACCAGGCGGGTCAACGTCATGCTCATGACCTGGTGGTGTTGCGACTCGCTGATTTCGAGCATTGGTTCGGAGATATCTCGGAGGGGGAGGAGATAGATGATGCAGGATGATCTTTTCGGTGGTCTCCCTCGCGGCCCAGACTATCCTGAACGCCTGCGCGTCATGTGGCGGGCGTATGGACGGACGCTGGGGCACCAATGCGGCTCGTGCCGTTATTTTCTGCGCTATCGGCGGCAAGGAAAGGTGCGTTGGGCCAAATGTGGCTTGACCGTGAGCACCCAGAGTGTTGCCACGGATTGGAGGGCGCAATGGCCGGCCTGCGGATGTTGGGAGGAAGACGAGTAATGCTTGGCCCCCAGCACACGGAGCCAACAGGAAGGAGCAATTTCATGGGCTACTCCCGATCCGGCCCGCACCGCGCTGCACGCCTGCTGGCGTTACGCGAGATGCTCTTCGTTCGTGCCTACACCGCAGCGGAGCTGGCGGATCGCCTTGGGGTCAGCCAACGCACTATCTATCGCGATCTGGTGGATTTGCAGCTTTGGCCCCTCAATATAGCCCTCATGCGTTGCGACGGGCGCTGGCGCGCGTTCGATCCTCGCCAGAATTGACGCAGATTGTCACGGCCATCTGTTAGACTGGTCCATGACAGGGCCAGTCTTTTTCATGGGCGAGGTGGATAATGGGCAGACGAACCTATAGCAATGAGCAAAGGGCGCAGGTCATCGCCGCGCTCTTGGCCGGCCAGTCGGTGCGTGAGGTGGCCAGGGAATATCAGATCCCCCGAAGCACAGTTGGCAAATGGTCAGCCACCATGGATCGGCCAACGATAGACGAAAAGGACGCAAAAAAGCAAATCGGCGACCTCATTCTTGAGTATCTTCGTGAAGTTTTGATTACGTTGGTGGCGCAGCAGGAGGTATTCCGGGATGCCACGTGGCTACGTCAGCAACCAGCCTCAGAGGCTGCAGTATTACACGGGGTGCTTACCGATAAGGCAATTCGACTTCTCGAAGCGATGGCGCCAGACGGGGGCGAAGACGACAGCCACGCTGCCAACGTTTGACGCCTGGCTGCCGCAGGTCAGCCCGCATCTGATCTGGGACTGGCCGCACCTGGTGCACACACAGCGCCATCTGGAAGCGGTGACCTCTGGCGAGGTCACGCGGTTGATGGTTTTTGAGCCTCCACGGCATGGTAAGAGCGAGATGGTGACCATCCACTATCCGGCCTACCGGCTGGAGGAGGACCCGACGCTACAGGTGATCGTGGGCAGTTACAATGAGACGCTCGCTGCGCGGTTCAGCCGGCGCGCTCGGCGTATCGCCGAATCGCGCCTGTCGCTATCGCGGGAGCGGCAGGCGGCGGTGGACTGGGAGACCGAGCAGGGCGGTGGCCTGCGGGCCGTGGGCGTGGGCGGCGGCATTACCGGCCACGGTGGCCAGCTGATCATCGTGGACGACCCCGTCAAAAACAGGGAGGAGGCTGACAGCGCCACCTATCGAGAGCGTGTCTGGGACTGGTGGCGCGATGATCTATACACGCGGTTGGAGCCAGGCGGAGCCATCATCCTGATCATGACGCGGTGGCACCAGGATGACCTGGCCGGGCGCATCCTCGCCAGCGAAGAGGGGCCGAGCTGGACGGTGGTGCGACTGCCGGCCCTGGCCGAAGCCGATGACCCATTGGGGCGGCAGGTGGGCGAGGCTCTCTGCCCGCAGCGATACGATGTGACTGCGCTCGAGCGCATCCGGCTGGTGCTCGGAGAGCAATCATTCGCCGCGCTCTACCAGCAGCGCCCCATGCCGGCAGAGGGCGGCATGTTCAGGGCCTCCTGGTTTACGCAGCGCCTCGCCGCGCCAGATCTGCCCCCTATGGCTGCGCTGGTGCGTTATTGGGACAAGGCGGCCAGCGCAGGGCGTGGTGACTACACCGTCGGCGTGCTCATGGGACGCGCCGCCGATGGGCGATTTGTGGTGCTGGACGTGACACGTGGTCGCTGGGAGACGTTCGAAAGAGAGAGGGTGATCGTCTCTACCGCAGCGCGCGATCGGGAGAGATGGGGTGACGTGGCGATCTGGCTGGAGCAGGAGCCTGGTTCCGGCGGTGCGGATAGCGCCCGCGCCACGATCCGCGCCCTGGCCGGCTATGCGGCGCGTGCCGAGACGGCCACAGGGCAGAAGACGGCCCGGGCCGAGCCCTTCGCCGCCCAGGCCGGTGCTGGGAACGTGTCTCTGTTGCGCGGCGCATGGAATGATCCCTGGGTGGACGAGCTATGCGTGTTCCCACACGGGGAGCACGACGATCAGGTGGATGCGACCAGTGGGGCCTTCAACCGGCTGGCTGGCCGGCTGGGTGGCGTAGAGTACATGCCTAGTATCTACTAGGAGGCAGTATGGGCGTGATTGGCGACCAGCTATGGTGGAGCCGGGTGTCGGCAGAGGAGCAGGCGCGGCTGGTGCGTTATCGCACAGCATGGGAAGCCTACTTCGGGCAGATACCCGATCCGTTGACAACGAGTCATAGCGATCCTCGTGGCCTCGATAACGTCAAGGTGAACTTCATCCGTCCCATCGTGGATAAGGGCGTGGCCATGCTTTTCGGCCAGGAGCCGATCTTCGAGCTAGACGAATCGACCACAACCCCAACAGAGGTTTGGCTTGAGCAGTGCTGGCGGGCGAATCACAAGATGCTCACGCTGCAAAAGATGGCCATCAACGGCGGGGTCTGTGGGCACGTGTTCGTCAAGATGGCCCAGCCGCAGCGGGGCGAGCGCTATCCGCGGGTGATCAACCTCTCGCCGGAGTATGTAACGGTAGTGACCGAGCCGGACGATATCGAGCGTGTAACGCTGTATTTGATTGAGTTCCCAGCGCGCGCCGAGGATGGAGCGCAGCTGACCATCCGTCAGCGCATCGAGCGGGAGGGGCAGCGCTGGCGCATCGTGGATCAGAGGGCGCGCGGCGATAGGGCTTTCGAAACGGTCGCGGACACGCCCTGGCCCTATGCCTGGCCGCCCATCGTGGACTGCCAGAATCTGCCCAGCCCCAACGAATACTATGGTCTTGCCGACATCGAGGAGGACATCATCCACCTGAACGGCTCGCTGGGATTCGTGCTTTCCAACATGGCGCGCATCGTGCGCCATCACGCGCATCCCAAGACCTGGGCCAAGGGGGTGCAAGCGACTGAGATCAAGACTGCCGTGGATGAGATGATCGTGTTGAACAGCCCCGAGGCGGAACTGCACAATCTGGAAATGGAGAGCGACTTGGCCTCGAGCCTGGCGCTCTATGAGCGACTGAAAGAGGCGCTGCACGAGATGTCGCGCACCCCGGAAGTAGCTATGGGCAAGATGAATAATATCGGCACCCTGAGTGGTGTTGCCCTCCAGATCCTCTATCGGCCTTTGACCGAGAAAACCGAGGCCAAGCGGCGCACCTATGGCGAGATGCTTGTCGAGCTGAATCGCCGGTTGTTGGCGCTGGGTGGGTATGGTGAGGAGCAGTGGGTAACGATCCACTGGCCCGAGCTGCTGCCCTCCGATCCCTTGCAGGAGCGCCAGGTGGCGCTGATAGATCAGCAGCTCGGGGTCAGCGCGGACACGCTGTTGAGCCAACTGGGTTATGACGCTGCACAAGAGGCTCAGAAGCGTGAGGTAGAGGATCGCGCGCTGGGCGAGAGCGCGTTGACGGCCTGGGAGCAGAGCGCCAGTGAGCCATGAGCGGTCGCGCATCGGCGAGATGCAGAGGCTGGCCGATCTCTTTCGCCGTGCGCTGCTGAGACGCGAGCGGGCGGCGGCTGACGAGATGGCTCGCGCCTATGCGGTGGCCTGGAAGCGCATCGAGGCAAAGCTGAAAGCGCTCCTAGATGAGCTGGCCGCTGCCGAGGAACGGGGCGAGGACGTCTCCTTGGCCTGGCTCTTCCAGCGAGAGCGTCTGCAGACGCTGCAGCGCCAGGTGGAGGCGGAATGGCATCGCTGGGCGGCGGATAACGCACGACGCCTGGAGGCGGAGCAGCGCGCGGCGATTCGGGCGGCGGGGCAGGATGCCGAGGCATTGACGCGGGCCGCCCTGGGGCCGCCGCCTCCGGGCGTCACTCTCACGTGGGCGCGCCTTCCGCACGAGGCGCTGGAGAGTCTGGTGGGCTTCACCTCCGATGGGACGCCGCTGCGCGCGCTGCTGGATGCGCTGGGCGCCGAGGCGAGCCAGGCCGTGCGCGAGACGCTGATCGCCGGGCTGGCCACGGGGGAGAATCCCCGCGCCATCGCCCGCCGGGTGAAGGGCGAGTTCGACGGCAACCTGGCGCGCGCCCTGCGGGTGGCGCGCACCGAGACGCTGCGCGCCTATCGCACGGCGGCACTGCGCCACTATCGCGCCAACGACGATGTGGTGAAGGGCTGGATCTGGCTAGCGGCGGTGCAGGGTCGCGGCGCGGGCAGGACCTGTGCATCGTGCTGGGCAATGCACGGCACCACGCACAGCCTGGACGAGATCATGGACGATCATCCCAACGGGCGCTGTGCGGCGGCGCCCTGGGTGCGGAGCTGGGCGGAACTAGGCTTCGAGGGGCTGCCGGAGGGGCCGGAGACCCCGAAAGGGGTGGATCTGTTCGCGCGACTCACGCCGCAGGAGCAGGATCGCGTGCTGGGACAGGCCGGTGGTGCGGCCTATCGCGCAGGGGCCGTGAGCCTAGACCAGTTTGTCGGTGTCCGTTACAGCTCACGCTGGGGGACGCTGCGCTATGCCAGGAGCCTGGGGAACGTGTTGGGGCCAGAAGGGGCAAAACGCTGGGAAGAGGATGCGTTTGCTCCACGGGATTGACATAGATTGTCACAGTCTTGTGCTAGAGTGAGGGCAGATAAGACGCGACGGCGGCGGTCAACAGCCGGGGAGAACAAGATGAAACGGCGAAATAGGATTTTTTGGATGCCTGATACAGGCAGCGGGGGAACGGCGGAGGTAGCGGACGGTAACGCCACCGGCCCCACAAGCGGTGAAGGCGAGCCGGGCGAGATTCGGCTGACCAGCGCGCAGCTGACGGAACGGTTAAACCGCACCAAGCGGACAGCCATTCAGGAACTTCTGACGGAGTTGGGATTGGAGAAAGTGACCGATCTCAAGGCCGCGTTGCAAAAACAGCGCGATGCCGAGGCGGCTGCACAGACCGAAACCCAGCGCTTGCAAGCGCAATTGAGCGAGTACCAGAGGCGAGAGCAAACCTGGGAAACGCAACGGCGCGAACAAGCCTTGCAGATCGCAGTCCAGGCCGCCGCTCAGAAGGTAGGCATCGTGGACGCCGAAGTTGCGATGGCGTTGGTGCGTGGGAAGATCGAGTTCGATCAGAATGGCGCACCACAGGGGGTTGAAGCGGCGTTGACAGATCTGGCGCAGCAAAAGCCGTACCTGAAGGGTGTAACGGCTAGTGGCAGCCCCACCAACCCGCCGCGAGGCAGCGCTGCGGTGCTGACGCGCGAGGCCATCGCTCGCATGTCGCCCGAGGAGATCAATGCGAACTGGGATGCGGTGAAGGCCGCAATGGAAAAGGGACTATAGAGGCGACGGGAGTCGCAAGGGAGTAACAGATCATGGCCATCAACAATTTCATTCCGACCATTTGGAGCGCGCGGTTGTTGAGCAACCTCAACGCCGCGCTGGTCTATGCACAGCCCGCGGTGGTCAACCGCGACTATGAGGGCGACATTCGCGAGGCTGGCGACACCGTGCGCATCAACACGCTCGGGCCAGTAACGGTTGCGCCGTATGCTAAAAACGCCAACATGGCGGCAGTGCAGGAGCTGACTGACGCGACGCAGTTGCTGACCATCAGCCAGGCTGACTACTTCAATTTCCAGATCGACGACATCGACCGCCGACAGCAGCAGCCGAAGGTGATGGACCAGGCGATGCGCAACGCCGCGTTGGCGCTGGCCGACACCGCCGACCAGTGGCTGGCGGGCATCATGTGGGCGGGCGTGCCAGCGGCAAACACTCAGGGCGCGGTTGGCGCTGGTCTGGCGTGCGGCTATGGCGCGGGCGAGACCAACCCATACATCGCGCTGCTGAATGCCAGCATCGACCTGGACGAGGCCAACGTGCCCCGCGCGGGTCGCTGGGCAATCGTGCCCCCATGGTTCCAGGGCTACCTGCTGATGGACGCGCGCTTTGTGGGTAGCGGTTCCGAGACGGCAGATAGCCGCGGCGTGAATGGCCTGGTGGGGCGCGCGGCTGGCTTCGACATCTACATGTCGAACAATGTGCCGTTTGCGGCCGGCCCGCAGGAGTACAAGATTCTGTTGGGCACCAATTACGCGACCAGCTACGCAGAGCAGATCAATAGCGTGGAGGCCTACCGGCCAGAGCTGCGCTTTGCGGATGCCGTGAAGGGCCTGCACCTCTACGGCGCGCGGGTGGTGTATCCGAACGCGCTCGCGTTGATCATCGCCAACATCGGCACGGCGGCCTAGCCATAGCCTAGTGGCAGTGGGGCCAGGGTGGCCTGGCCCCTAACAGAAAGGAGTGCTATGGCGAATCCGGCAAAGCTGACAGTGCGAACGATCGTGGGGAATAACGCTCTGGCGTGGCCCGCGGCGGATACGATCGATACAACGGGCACGGTGCCGGTGGTGGCCGCCGACATGGGCGGCGAGGCCGACAGGGTAGCGCTGCTGGTGACGGCGCGCGGCGCAGTGAGCGCGCGTGTGGCTGCTGGCGACCTGCCCCCTGCCGTACGGCAGCCGCTGGGCGACCTGAGCTTGCCACTGGCCTCGGCGCTGGCGGCGAGCGTACTGATCAACCCCGCGGGGGCCAACAACGACGTGCTGTATACGGCCAACGTGGCGGGGTCACAGGGCAATCAGCTCAGCGTGCAGTACATCGACCCCGGGCTGCCGAGCCAGTCGTTGTGGGTGGACGTGTTCGAGCGACACGCGATCCGAGTGCACCTGGCCACGGGCGCGGGCGGTGCAATCACGAGCACGGCCGCGGAGGTGATCGCGGCGGTCAACGCGCACTGGTTCGCGGGCCATCTGGTGACGGCCGCGAATGGGGCTGGTTCGAGTGGCGCAGCGGCAGTGACGGCGGTAGCCGAGACTTCACTGGCTGGCGGCGCAGACATGGACGCGACGCACGCAGCGCTGACCACGGCGCTGGCGGGCGATAACAACGACATCATCTGGACGGCAGCGGTTGGCGGCGCGGCGGGCAACGACATTACTATCGCATATGTCGATCCGGGCGCAGAGGACGAAGCGCTGGCTGTCACCGTCACCGAGAACGCTATCGAGGTATCGCTGGAGACCTCCCCCGAAGTGGCGGCCTCGGTGGAGACCGAGCTCACTGGCGAGGATAACGATCTGGTCTTTACCGCGGTGACACCCGGTGCGGCCGGGAACAGCATCACTATCACCTATACCGACCCGGCAGGCAACGACCAGTCGCTGGATGTGACCGTGGTGGGGACGGACATCAACGTCAGTCTGGCGACGGGCAGTGGCGGGGCTATCACCAGCACGGCTGCAGAGGTCTTGGCTGCGGTAAACGCCGATGGCGAGGCGAAATTGCTGGTTCTGGCATCGTTGCCCGATGGTGCGACGGGGGCTGGCGTGGTGACCGCCATGAGCAAGACAGCGTTGACCGGCGGCGACGATGGCGGCGACATTGTGAGCACAGCGGCCGACATCATCACGGAGGTGGCGAGCACGCCCGCGGCTGCGGCTCTGGTGAGCGGCGCGAACGCTGCGGCCAACGATGGCACGGGCGTAGTGA